GTTGGCCGAGGCTTCGGTCTTCTTCACGACCACGACAGTGCCAAGCGGCACCTGAGTGATCGGAGGCAGCGTGACCGCGTAGGCACCGCCCGCCGCGTTGGCCCGGACGAAGTTGTCGTAGGCATTCATCACGTAGGCGGCGGAGACGTTGACCGGCTGGGGCTCAGCGCCGCCAGCGGACAGGGCCGGATCGAACAGAGTACCTGCAACGCGCATGGGGCAACCCTCAAGAATTTGGAGATCAGATGCCTGAGTATCAGGCCGTGAGCATCATGTCCACCCTAGCGAGCTAACACGCTTCACCTCCCGGCGCTGAGCCGGTGCCGCGTCCCCGAACATCGAGCCGCCGTCCGCGTAGAGGCAGGCGTACTGGTGCGCGTCGGCCACGTGGCTGTGCTGGTTCTTCTCGGGGCTGTCCTCGCTTTCACCCGACTTGCGGAGCTTGTAGCGATACCCTCCGCGCATGGCCCGCACGAGGTCCGTGCAGCCGGGGTCGATCAGGTGCCCGGCTTTGCCGTCTACCTGCCGCATCAGGAACTTCTCGACCACAGCAATGCGCGCCACCGGGGAGTTGGTTCGGGCGGGCAGCACACGGAAGCCCTCGTTGCGCAGGATGTCGAAGCAGGTCTTCTCGTCCGTCTGGGCGCGCTGGCTGCCCGCCGGGTCGGCGATCACCACCATGGGCATGCCGGAGTACTTCTCGGCCAGCACAGGCCGCAGCTTCTCGGCGATGAACCGGGTGAGGCCCATGCCTGAGCTGGTGATGCTGTCGTAGGTCAGCAGCCGTCCGTCCGCGACGATCTGCGAGATGGTGGCGGCGGGCGACAACCCGAAGTCCATCCCGATGATCAGGGACCGGTTGGCGTTCCGCAGAGGTGTGAGCGGCCCCTTGGCCACGTGGAAGTCCGACTTGAACGATGGGAACACTGGGCGACCGGACAAGCTCTTGCCGAACTTGGCGTGGACGTAGACGTCGATCCAGTCGTCCGATTTGCCCTGCACCAAGTTCTCGTAATAGCCCGACTTCAGGTATTTCACCCAGTCCGCTTCGGGGCTGAGGCCGGACGGCTGGATGGTGACGTGCGCGTTGGGCGGCGGGTCCGAGATGAACCGCTCCCAGAACGTGTCCATGTCCGGCGGGTTGGTCGCGCCCCACAGGTGGTCGTTGGGCTTCCCGTCGTCGGTGACGCACCCTTGCACGGGGTTGCCCTTGTCGTCCACGCCCCACTGGGGCCGGTGCGGCACCATCATGCCGTCCGGGTAGCGCCCGAGACGCCCTTGCAGGGCCTCGAAGATGTCCTGCTTGATCTCCCGGAACTCGTCGAGCATGCCGAACGAGGCTTGCAGGGACAGCAGGCGGCGGGTGTCGTCGGCGTCGTCGAGGCCCCGGAACAGCACCTCGCACTCCACGTCGTCGAACTTCAGCAGGAACTTGTACTCGGTCTTCTGGTATGTCCCGGCCACGCCATCGGGGAACCACTTCAGGAAGTCGGGGATGGTGGTGTCCCGCAGCTGCTCGCGAGTGTTCCGCACGACGATGCACCGGCTCCGGCGGATGCCGTCCGTGCAGGCTGCCATGCGCTTGGCGTGGTAGGCGATCTTCATGAGGCTCGCNGTGGTCTTGGTGGACCCCACCGGTCCGACCGCCAACGCGATGAACTCGTCGCTGAGCAGGAACGGCACGATGGAACGCGGCGGGCTATATGTGACGGCTGACACTCTCGGCATCCCTGCGCTGCTGTTCATAGATCGCCTGCATGGCGCAGTGGTGCTGGCCGAGGACGCCATCGACCACCCACGCGGCAGCTTTGGCCCACCACGGGGGACGCAGACCCGAAGCCGCGCGCCCTATGGTGCCACTGACCGTCTCACGAGGCCGACCCCCCAGCAGGGTGTTCAGGGTCTCGTCCAGCCCGAGCAGGACGTTGAGCAGGCGCTGGGGAAGGTGCGTCATGCGATGGAGCCCATGAGGTCGGCGTTGATGGAGAAGTCCGGCACCTTGAACGGCACCGGCCCCAGATCGGTTTCCTCTTCGACAGGCGCAGCCAGCTCCGGCGGCGCGGCCTCCTCGGGAATGGCTATGGCGAACGACGGCAGGTCGATCACCGGGTCGCCATCCACTGTCACGCCAGACAGGGCGTCGCCTTGCATAACACCCGTGACATTGATCGGAGGGCCAGCTCCCTGCGGGATGTTGATCGTGACGGAGAACTTCTCCTGCTGGGTGGGCGGCGCGTTCTGCTTGGGCTTCATGTCGCCAAGCTCCATCAGGAACTTGCCGAGGTCGAGCAGCATGGAGGTGGAGACATCAGGGTCGGCGATGCGCCCGTACAGTTTGTCCAGCAGCTCCTCCGTCAGCACGCGTGCCTTCGGGCGGATCATGGAACCATCGTACCGGTACTGGTCGAGGACGTCTGCGGTTTTATAATCGCGGTCTGCCATGGGGCGCTCACGGTGTGGTGCCTCACGTGTGAGGCATACTGGGTGTTATGGGTGTTGTGCAAGGCAACGTCAAGCGCGACTTCACGNACCTGTATGGAGGCTTACACCTCTAAAAAACAGGGGGCGCTCTATACGAAGTGGGTTAGGGCCATGGCCCCCCAGTCCAATCCGGGTCCGATACCCCGGTCCCCCTGCCCGTCCTATACCCTCCCATTGCATAACACCCTAACACGTCCCCCCCGTGCTCAGTCTCACAAGCTAACAGCCCACCCACGCGCAAGACGTTGTTAAGCATGTCGTGGAAATGGGCACAAAAAAAGACCCGCTAGATTGCTCTAGCGGGTCCGATGAATACTTGAGAGGGAAAGGTTAGTTGCCGAAACGGTCGACCAGATACTTGAGGGTCTGGTCACGTTCCGCCGTTTCCAGAGACTTGAGAAGCAGAGCCGCGAATTGGGCGTTGCCGGTCAAAGTCATGGCCAAGTGTTCGCGGCCCTTGGCGGTCTGAGCCTTTTGATCAGGCACAGTCTTTGCACCCTTTGGCGAAGTATTCGCGCCGCGCTTGGCCCCCGCGTTGCTGGCCTTTTTCAGACCCTTGGCGATCAGGGCGTCAGACGTTGCCTTGTAATAGGCTTCTACGCCCACCGGTCCGGCAATCCCGTTGCTACGTCCGATCAGGTTAGCCTTGATCCAAGCCTTGCGCGTCGCCCTGATTTGCTTGGCGTCGTCACCCGGCCAGCCCTTGAGCAGGGCCGCGTCCACGATGTCGGACAGTTGCGCCTTGAAGCGCGCCTCGCCCACCGGGCCGAGGTGCAACGCCCACCCTGCGAGATACTGGCCATATGTCGCGTCGGACTTGGCAAAGGCGACGGTCTTAGAAGCGACTTCGGATTGCGTGAAGGAAAAGGTCATTTGAGAGGTTCCTGATTAAGTGGGCTTAATCGCCCGTCGCCGAGGCACTGCGCCCCGGCAACCCCCATATGCTCACAAGCTAACGTGACTGTCAACAACTAATTGCAGCTGATTAAGCCCCCCTTAATCGCGCCCTATATCTAGAATGAACGGGCGCGCCGGGGCGCATGCCCGCGCATCACACGCGTGGTAACAACTTGCTCAGTCCAAGATGTTGTTGGTTCCCCATACAAGCGTAATAGGCAAAGTTTACCTAGGACGTACCCTACTCGTTAGAATGTTTTACCTGACACGCTGTCTGCGCGTTAGCATTTTATGCCCTTGGGCGTGGGGGCGGGGGGCAAGCCTTACCCGCGCCAGCGGCTACTTGTCGCCAGTTGTCGCCAGTTGTGCGATCTAGGTGTAAGGGTGCGCCAGCTCAGGGGTATGGAACTAATTGTTTTCATTCAATAAATCCTATTATGTTATATATACGTATCCTAGATGTAAGAAAATAGGGACCTTTACACAGTTCGTGTGGGCCTGTTTTGGTCCGATGGGTTTTTCGGTTCTGAAAAAACAGTGTAAGTGTGCCTTGGGACCGTACAAGTAGACATGTAAACCTAACATAAAACCAAAACACCAATAAATTCAATACGTTATCGACTGCGTTCTAGATGTCAGGCCCGTTTTGCCCCGACCACAAATCCGACATCTAGCCCCTCAAATCGCGTGCAAGTGTAAAGCGCCCTTACACCTACAGCCGATTAAGCCCCCCTTAATCGCGTCAAACCTGATACACATTCGTGCTTGACATGTGCCAGATGTGTAGCACATAAGACCATCACACGAACACATCTGCACAGCCTAGGAGACGCTGAATGTCCACCAGAGTTCCGATCACCTTCAAGGACGGCATCCATTCCAAGCTGGTCGCGCAGGCCAAGCTCAAGGAGCGCACGTTGTCAGAGCACGTCAACATCCTGCTCGACGACGTGTTCAGCGGCAAACTCATCCCGCCCCAGCTGGCGCAGGCCCGCCCGTCGCCCCAGTTCGCACCGGCCCCGGCACACCATGCCGACCTGCCGCTGGTGACGAGCAAGCACAAGGACCGGGGCAAGCACCCGCCGCGTGAGTGGCAGGG